GCACCCAAGCCAGCCCCTAAGCCTGCACCCAAGCCTGCGCCCAAGCCAGCCCCTAAACCCGCTCCTAAACCCGCTCCTAAACCCGCTCCTAAACCCGCTCCTAAACCCGCTCCTAAACCCGCTCCTAAACCCGCTCCTAAGCCAGCCCCTAAACCCGCGCCAGGTACAGGTGTTGTCACCAAGGTAGTTGATGCCAACAAAGTGCAGATACGGTACGCAAAGCCAGGGGGTGCTGTCATAACCCCTACAGTCATCAAAGCCAACCATGGAATGAAGCTGAATGAAGTCATTAATGTCACACTTAAGAAGACGGCGCCATACGCACTTATATCCATCTCTAAGAAAAATTGAGTTCTTTACATTGATATGAGCAAATGACAACAAATGACATTTCAGGATGAAATTTTACTTTCAAGAGTTGAGATAATTTCTACTTCCATTTTTTCAAGGATATCCCTGACCTGTGCGCGGTACCTTGAAATGATGTCATCAGTGTCTACAGTCTTCTGTTTAGGATTGAAGACGTTTCCATTTCGCTGACAATACACACAATCGCTCGTATTCTGCTCAGATGGAGTATGAGAATGAATAACACCAGGGACCAACATTGCTAGTTGAAGATGGTTCAGCTTCCTCTTGAGAGCAAATTCGCTAATGACATGGACGGCTGCCTCGGAGCAAGAGATCTCTGCAAAGGTGTTCATGTTTTCTACTTCTCAAATAATGAGAGTGATTATATCTTGGTTCCGACGATATGCTGCCATATCGTCATTTTGTTAGTGTAGTAAAATGTATGTCTCATTAAAATATGATGCGCATCACCAGAAAAGGAGCATCAATCCCTATTTCTGATGTCACGGCAGATGAAAAGAGGTTGATAAATCGTGAACTGATTGTGTCCCCAGTTACTCTTAATGACGCATTTCCAAAGAAATTCAGGGTGTTTCGCACGGATGACAAGAACATCTATCTTCCGCGGTTCTGGGCGCTTGAGAATATTAAACGCAAGGTGATAAATGAATTTGGAGACGTTCAACCGATGAATCCAAACGCAAAGTTTGAAGGAACTCTTCGGAAGGAGCTTCAGCAAGACAAGGCAACAGATTCTTTGTTGAAAGCACTTCGCGAAAAGGGTGGAGGCGTGCTGTCATTAGACACTGGGTACGGCAAGACAATTAGTAGCATATACACGGCGGCAACACTTGGGGTAAAAACGCTTATTTTGGTTCACAAGGAGTTTTTGGCAGAGCAGTTTGAAGAAAGCATCAATCGCTTTGTTCCAAACGCGACAGTCTCGAGGATCCGAGGACCCGTTTGCGACACTTCTGGAGATTTTGTCATATGTATGATCCAAACACTTCTTAGCCGGAAGTACGATTCTTTTGATGGTTTTGGAACGCTGATATTGGATGAAGCGCACCATGTGGCAGCTGAATCATTCACCTCGGCAATGTTCTCAACTTCTTTCAAGCACGTCATTGCTTTGACAGCAACGCCTACACGAAAAGATGGTCTCACGCGCGTACTTTACTGGCTCTTTGGAGACCTCGCGTACGAAGCTCGACGCACCAACCAACAGGGGGTCACCGTGAAACTTCTTCCGTTCACGCATCAAGAATACAAAACACCCCCGCCTTTGAATAGACGTGGGGATATCTGTTATTCTTCGCTCATTTCCAAGATTTGTGACATCCGCGAACGCACGCAGTTTATTGCCGAGAAGGCCAAGAAGCTTGCGGATATGGGAAAGTTTGTGCTTGTGTTGTCACATAGACGGCAACATGCAACTGACATATGCGATGAGCTGAAGAGTTTGGGAGTAGACGCTGCTACATATCTTGGAGGTCAAAAGACTGAACCTGATTGCCAAGTAATTTGTGCTACCTATGCTTTGGCAAGCGAGGGATATGATAATCCGCGTCTCAGTGGTATAGTTCTTGCAACGCCCTCAAGCGATGTTGTGCAGGCAGTTGGTCGTGTTTTACGCGGGGGATCTGGGTCAGCCCCGATAATTTGCGACATTGTAGATCAATACTCATTGTTCCTCGGCCAGTTAGCCAAGCGACGCGCGTGGTATAAAAAAATTGGGTTTAAAATTCACGGAGCGCAGGAACCAGAACCAAAGAAAATAGAGGAACAGCTTGGTGCCATGTTTATAGACGATGAAGACTGATTTAAAATGACAGTGTAATCATTTAAAACCGTGTAATTAAGAGTTAATTATGCTCATTCGTAATCCTCGAAATCATCATCCGTATCTTCGCCCATCAGAGGCTGTTCTTCGGGTGCTGTGGCGCCCACAACCTCGGTTTCAAGATCACCTAGTCCCTGCTGCACTTCCTGAGCGTAACCGGGTGTAAGAGTGCTCATCATGGGGGCATCTTCGCGGTCCAGACCCTGCTGTACGGACTGAGCAAACTGTGCGGCTGACTGGGCGCCCTTAAGCACCTCGTTCTCGGAGTCCTTGCTGCTGAACTTCTTCCACAGGAAGAAAGCGATTGCTGCTACTACAAGTACTGCAACACCTATGATCACTGGCTTTGGCACTGTAGAAATGAACTCCTGAATTTTCTCCATCATGATATACTGTATATTTACATAATGTTTTATTTTAATCAGAATTTTACGCAAGCAGATTATTCGTCCTCGGTGTAGTAGTCGTCCTCATCGAAGAAGTCTTCATCCTCGGAGTTGCCGTATGCCATAGATGTCTGGTAGTCTTCAAATGCTTCCATCTCATCATCATATGTCAGGTACTTCTCATTCAGTTCCTTCTGCATCTCCTCATTGTCACTGGGGCTCTCCTCAACAAACTCCTCGAACAGGTACTCCTCAGCGTGAGAGATGTAAGAAGGCATAGTTGTTTTTTTGGAGGTTTTGGGTTTTTGATTGGTTGTAGCTATGGTTGGGGTTGGGAGGTGTGAGTAAGTGATTTGTATGTTGCAGAGTTATCCTTTTATGCTTTCTTGGAGATACCGGGGTCAAATGACGCATCCTGGGACAAACAACACACCCTGGGACAAATGACGCATATGAAATGTATGCTTTGCCAGGGTCAAATGACACTCGCCAATAGTCTATAAGAGGTGCTCTTGTGGTCTTTTATCTACCAACCAAACAACCAACAAAGCCCCAAACAAACAAACAATCATGGCCAACATCGACAACTCCATTGCTCGTTTCTCCGCCTCTATGACGGAAATTAACGCAGCAAAGAGGCACACTGTTGTCATCGACCTGCCAGTTCGCAAGGCGGTCGCTGGAAAGACCACCAAGGTGGTTATCAAGAAGGCCCCTGCTGAGACCACCCAGGCACCCAAGCCCAAGCCCGCGCCCAAGCCCGCCCAGACCACTGAGCGCAAGGAATATGTGATGCCGGCAAAGAAGACTGTTAAGAAGACCAGCAAGCTCGGAAAGCTTGTGAGCGGCAAGAAAGTTTTCGACTTTTCTCATTAAAAAAATAACCGGATATTACAATGTGGAAACTCTTGCTTGTCATTATTCTGATTGCCCTTACATTTTGGTATGTAAAAAGAAAAGAGACAATCGAGAAAAGCAAAGGCAGGGACAGGACAGGAGAGCTCTTGGAAGACAAACACATAAAGGACACTTTTGGAAAGGACATCCTTGATTTAGAGTGCTCGAGGATAATGAAACAGCTTACCTGAAAATAACGCGGCTTAGAATGTTCACAGCGAGAACCATGCACACTGTATTGCGTGTTTTTTTGTTGAGGGTAGTCATTTCGCGTTCAAACGATTCGCGCATCAGCTGCATCTCGCGCGTGAGATTGTCCCCGTGGAATTTCATTTCCTTGTTGATGTTGGACCCCTGGTCGTCAATCACCATACTGGCTACCTGAATTTCCTTTGCGATGCTCTTGCCGTGTTTGTCAATCTCGTTTGGGATGCGACCAATTTGTGCCGGGAACCCAATGATAGTGTTCATTTATCTATGTGTTTATTATTTTACTTATGTTTTCACGTATATGACTTTTGTCGATATAAATCTATATCGACGTTTTGGAGTTTGCAGCTTTGTTGTTGTTATACTTGATATTGATGTCCGATAACTCTACAACAGACGATAGAGGCTTGCGCACGCGTATCCGTTCTTCTGTGTTGAATATGCGGTATGACAGCAGAAGGTCTGTGAGGTCTTCTCCGTCCGGAAGTTCATGAAGGACTTTCTGAATTCTCTTCTCGGTGAGAGGGGGGTCTAGTTCCCGCAACTTTTTCTCGATCTTGTCACGAAGCTCCTTTGCATCAGCGTTTGCGATTTCCTCAACATTCTTTGACAGCATCTTGGCAGGAGGCTTTTTTGAGTACTTCTTGATAAATGATGATGTCCCTGCAAACACTCTGTCGATGTCCTTTTTAGGGACGTGATAATGCTCGAGCCAACTCTTAGCAAACTCAAAACATTTAGACACATTCCATGTGTAATGGATTGCGGGTCTCAGTACCATTTATAGTATACACATCATTTTTATATCGACAGACTCGCAATATAAATGAATTTATATATGACATTTGTAATGTCTGTCATTCAACCTCCCTCAAACGTTGGTTCCATCCACGAGAAGGTGCTCAAACTTTATGAGCGGCCTCAATATGCTCAGCGAACGCCCGCGTGGTATGAAGTTCGCCGTGGTCTTATCACTGCATCAGAGGCTGCTGCTGCTTTGGGTATCAAGCCCTTTGCAGGGTTCAAGGGGTCTCCAAGAGAAGAGCTCATGCTTACCAAGCTGAACAGACCTAAGAGTTTCTCTGGGATGGCGATGCAGCACGGTGTTCACTATGAAAATGAAGCATGTGATTATGCCATGAATATATTAGGGAAGACCAATCTGGAGTTTGGTCTCATCGTTCATCCTGAGCTTCCTTGGCTTGCTGCTTCTCCGGATGGCATCACGACCGATGGTTTGTGTGTGGAGATCAAATGCCCTCTCAGACGCAAGATTGTCCCTGGTGAGGTGCCGCACCACTATTTCCCACAGTTGCAGATTCAAATGGAAGTGTGTGATATTGACGAGACTTTATTTATTCAATACAAACCGAATCACATGACCGAAGGAGGAGATCCGTATGTGGATATCACGAGGGTAGCGCGCGACCGCGAGTGGTTTGCAAAGCACAAGGGTACTCTGCATACCTTCTGGAAGGAGATGGAAGAGCGAAGGAAGACGCACATCCAAGTCGACGGAAAGGCAGATGAGAATGTTATTGAAATTGTTGACGATTTGTATGACATTCCTCGAGAATACATTAGAGAGACTGAGGATCTCTCTGAAGAAGATGAGACATCTCCATGTGAAATTGCAGATAAACTATATGACACTCGGAAAACATACGTTCGTCAGTTTGATAATATTTAAAAAAAATATTTGTTATCGTTAAATGATAGATTTTAGCAATGCTGGTATCCGTGTCCTTGTTGGCGTCGTTGTCATCATTCTCGGGTTCATGCTCTTGAAATACATGAGTGTAGATGGCGAGGAAACTATAACTGAGTATGCGGCCCCCGTACCCAAGCGCCCAATTGGCATCCTCAAGAACCCCAACAAAGTGATAAAGAAGATTGAGATGAAGTCTTTGGATAACAAACAAACTTGGGCACCATCTCCCGTGGATGCAACAATGAGCCCGCACGGGGAATGGGATACCAACCGGTTCCCGGATACGTTTGTGACCAACGTGGCAAGCGGGTTTCCTGAGAATGACGAGGGTGCAAGCGCAGCTCGTCCCACCAAGTGGACCCCACCAACTCCTTCTAACTTTTCGGTGCCAGACCTGACCATGAAAGGTGAGCTAGGTCCTATGGCAGGACCTCCTATTGGTTATGAAGACACTTTCAGCGGAGAACCTGGTTTTGCTGAGTTTTAATCATTCTTTTTCAGGTAATTTAGCATTGCGTTATAACCAACTTTAAAACTTTTTTTTAGTTTCCTCGGGTTTCTAAAATCAAGCACAGACAAGTCACCAACATCTATAGAAAACACATTGGCATCTTTTGAGTACTTATCCCTTGTTGACACCGCAATCAAGGATGTAAAAAATTTGTCCAGACCAGTTATCTCCATAGGCGTTTTGTATTCAGAGGAATTGTATCTAATCCCAAGAACATTTTTGCTTAATGTCATAACATGGTTTATGGGGAACGCATCTGTAAGAGCCCCGTCGACATACAATTCGTCCTTGTGACGCACGGCATTGAAAAATATAGGAAGACTGCAAGACATGCGGATAGCGATGCGCACTGACATGTCAGGGTGTGTTTCTGGTGAAAAATACACGGCGCTTGATGTGCTCAAATTAGTGGCGCACACGATGAGAGTGATTCCTGTCTTGTCGTAGATGCTCTTGAATGTGTGTTGTTCCTCCCCCAGAACTATGTCAATCCACTGGAACAAGTTTTCGCCGGAGTCTATTCCAAAAGCGTTACCAAAGTTCTTTATGTCCAAGTCTGGGCGGTATGTATTTTCCGTGAATTTCTTCACCATGGTAATGGGGTCTCTGTTGAGAGCAATCCCTGCCGCAACGATCGCACCGGCTGAAGTTCCCGCGACTATCTTCAGTTTGTTTAGCTGCCCTGTCTTCTTTAGCACGTGTATGGCGCCGAGAGCACTCATTGATTTTGCTCCTCCACCTGCCAGGACAATAGATTCTGGTTGATTTATTTTCACTCGTGACATTTGAGTCAGCATTTACAAGATGTATAATATTTTAAAACATAGAATTTTTCACAAAGTCATGAGCCAAGACTTCCTCAATAGTAAAACGCTGCACAGGATTGGGATCAAGCATTCCATACAGCAGATCCTTCAAACACTCGCTGCGATCGAGGTCATCAATAAGGGGCATCATATCAACATCCACAACTTTCTGCATCTCCCAAACAGAGCTATTTTTCACACTAGGAATAGCATGCATCTTTGTAATGGCCAAGTACAAGAGCTGGCCAAGAGCATATACATCGATGGGTTTTCCAACAACAAAAGAACTTCTCTCAGGCTTAAAGAACCCCGTCACAATCTCTGGGGCCATGAATTTCGTGGTACCGATGAGACGAGTAAGAGTAATCTTATCAACGTGTTCGGCCGCGCCAAAATCACCAACGATACAGCAACCATCGTCACCAATCATGATATTCTCTGGCTTGATATCACGATGGACAATGTCCTTATCATGAATGATCTTAATGCCAGAAGCAATTTCATGAACAATCTTCCTCAAGAGCGAGTCATCAAAGTACTCAATAGTTTCAATAGATGTAAACAGATCATTATCATACAGTTCCATAACCATGAAAGTAAGACTTTTGGTGTAATAAAAGCACCGTGGCTTCAAAACATTGGGAGAGTCAAAATTCTTATACATCACAAACTCTTTCACAAGCTCATCGCGCGTCTCTGGATCCTCTAGAGACGCCTTTATCGCCACTGTCATCCCAGAAGATTTTTCAGTGGCCATCCACACCTCAGAATTGCCACCGCGACCAATCTTCTTGATAAAATCATAGTCAACAAACACATTGGACTCTTTCCAGTGAGGCTTTTTGACAACTTCCATCGCCGGAAGAACAACATCACTATTGTCCGAAGAGAAGCAGATGCCCATGGTGTTTGATTGATTGTTTGATTGTTTGATTGTTTGATTTTTTGTTTGTTGTGAAAGTAAATATAGACAAAGAGAGTCCTGGGTCAAACAACACTCATACATACAAAGATTTTACCATAATGCTATCACGGTTTATCTTGATTAGGATATCCTCCAGCACATCCTTAACCATATTGTCCCTATCTGGAACGACGGCAATGAGCTCCATCAGTGTGTTTTTGCACTGGATCATCATCTGGAAGAAATTTCCAGGCATGATACCATACTCGTCGCAAATGCTGTCTAGAGTTTTCCCATTGTACCACTCACCTGCTGATCGAACTAGATTCCAGTTGACACGCTTGGGGATACCTGCGAAAGGAAGTTTGAGGGCTTTGCCGACAGACTCGCTTGCCTCTGAAGGGAAAGTTGCGATTGTGTGGACAATGTCGATGTCCGTTGCATTCGTAATCAACTTGGTGCCAAGCACGGGACAGATGCTAGAAATGCCACACGCAAGTTTGCCAAGAGGAGTCACAATTCCATTGGCAATCAGCTTCTCATCTTCCAACCACGAGTGTATTTCCCTGCACTCTGACAACAGCCTGTCATTCAGCTCGGACAACTGGGTGTACTCCTGGATTTTGTCATACCTTTCGGGTCTGTCTACGCGAGGGGTTTTCTTGAGCTTGCCAATTTCAATCTGGGCATCCATGCTCTTCACCTTAATCTTGCCCAAGTTAACACCGAGGACTTCTATGATACCGCGTGAATACATCACTCCGTCAGACCCCGTTACCTTATTCCGGTCATCCATAAGTTTGCCTCGCACACCACTGTCAAGGATGCATTCGTGCCCCTTGAAAAACCTCCAGAGCTCCTGGTGCGCCAGGAGTATTTGCCACGACCTTGTTTGATTTTCATATTTCCGCACCTGAGTAATTTCTTCGTCGGTAGGCACAAAGGCGTTGAAAGTCTCGAAGGATGATTGGATGATGTCTGTGAGATTTGTGTTGCGCTGAGTACATTGAAGAACAAGCTGGGGCGTCATGTACATCGATGACTGCAGTGCTTTTGGTTTTCCCTTGGTCAGTTTTCCAACGGTATCGCGTGGAATTTTAGGGTCGTGAAGAACGATGACCGTTCCCTGGGTGTCAAACCCACGACGACCTGCCCTTCCCGCCATCTGGATGAACTCGTGAGGGTGGAACATCCTGGTCTCATTGCCATCAAACTTTTCCAAGGACTCGAACACCACACTTCTGGCGGGTCCATTCACACCCATCGCAAAAGTTTCCGTGGATACAAGAATGGGTAACTTTCCAGAACAAAACAGCTGCTCTATGATCTCCTTGCAATAAGGAAGCATGCCAGCGTGATGAACACCAACACCTTCTGATGCATACTCCCTGTACTTGATGTGAAATGTGTCGGTCGTCCCAACCTTTCGAAGAAGATCGTCAAATTCCTTCTTGATGGCATTAGACTGGTATGCCGTGACAATACCCCCCTGGCGAGAGAGTCGTAGGGCAACCGTCTCGACACGCTTCCGATTGCAACTGAAAACAATCGCAGGAGTGAGCTCCTTTTCGAGGAGGAGCTTTACCGTGGAGTTGTCTACAACTGTGGGTTCGTCTGCCTTGATGCTATCAAAGGACCCGATGTCGGAAATACCATCCTTAGATACTACGCTAAAGGTGAGGGGCACAGGTCGTTTAGAGATAGAAAAGACGTCAACTGGGTGCGAGTGCATCCCAGAGTACCAGGAAGCAAAAGCATCTGCGTTTGGAACCGTCGCAGACAAAAACACACAGCGAATGTGGTCTGGCATCAGAATGAGGCTTTCTTCCCACACTGTCCCGCGATTCTTGTCTGACATGTAATGCACTTCATCAAAAATTACCCAACCAATTTCATTAATCCTCGGGTCATCGACGCCCAGCATCTTTCTAAAAATTTCCATGGTCATCAGAACAACATCTGCAGATTCATTCAGCTGAATGTCCCCAGTGATGATACCAACGCTGGGGAACTTCTTGGAAAAGTCATTGAATTTCTGGTTTGAGATGGCCTTCAGGGGGCTCGTGTATACCACCTTCTTCTTCGTGGTCATAGACAGATGTACAGCATACTCTGCCACAACGGTCTTTCCACTGCCAGTGGGGACTGCCGCGAAGACACTATGACCTTTATCCATGGATGCGATTGCATCTTTTTGCCACTGATCAAGCGGGTGAGACAAAGTTTCTTGGAAAGAAGAAGTCATTTATGTTTACATGTTTGTTGGAGCATTAATCTCTGTTTTGTCGATATACAACTATATCGACAAATGTAAAAAACTTGACAAAAGAACATTTGATACGTGTATATAAAATGAAAACTGTTTCTTTCAGTAAAACCGTGAAAATCAGGTACATCGATCCAGAAGGAACCGCAAACAAAGTTGTGAAATACAAATCGGACAACTTCTCATATGCCAATGTGCATACAGAAATTTTCAATAGAAGGAAAGATGCTATTGAAAGGGCAAAGGAAAACATGAAAACTCTTCGACACAACATCAAGATATATAATGAAGTACTGAAAGATCTGCCCAGGAATCACCCTGATTTTGAGCATTTCGTGGGACTCAAGGAGGATGCCTGGTGTAATTTGAAGTCATGGTCATACAAGCTACGGCATTATAAATGAGTTGTTAGACCGGGGTATCAGATTGTGACTGGCGGAGAAACTAAGAAGCGTTGGAATATGAAGTTCTTCTCTTTTTTATATTTTGCAGGAAGTCCCTTTGTGTTGGGTTCCCACACCACGGGCTTGCTGATCCATTTTCCGAGGTATGGTTTGATGAACTTGTCCATAATGTATTGTGAATTCATATCTTCGGGGAAAATAGGAGAAATGTTGGGGTTCTGGAGCGCATAAATAATACCAGCAATAACAGATGGCGACACCTGTACCACGGTAGCATTCTGATGGGGGATGAGCTTACGGGAAGTCTCAATGTCAAGGTCACTCCCCGTCCACCACTTACCATACTTGGGGCTCATAAAAAGGACGCCTAGAGTATCTGAACCTGATATGATGTCATCCTTGATAACGCGTTCGTTCTTGAGCACGTCAGGCATGCCATTTGCCTGGTACTCCACAAGAGACGCGATAGCCACATCGGGCAACATATATGCATAATGAACAGTAGGACGGTACACTGCCTTGCCACCCCGCTTAACCGTAAGGAAATAAGACAATGAATTGGCCTCTTCGTGAGGAATCACCATCCCAAGGACCTCGCTTCCTGGAACATAAGACTTAACCGTGGTGTTCATGGCAATAGTATCCATGTACACTTCGTTTCCAGGACCAGACTTGAAGTGCTTGATGTACTCCTTCATGTTCTCGTGGGTACCCCATCCCATCTCAGCAGGAAGAGCACCCTCCTCGATAAGTCCGGTGGGACTCCAGGTGCACAGGAACTCGCCAACCTTCTTTGGCACACTTGTGATCTGGGTATCGCGTTCGCTGATGTGCATCACCTGGATGTTCAGGTATTTTGCTGCCTCGTTATACTTACCACTGGCAATGGCTGCCACTGCCTTCTTTATTGTGGAGTCGCTAGAGTTCTTCTTGGACAGGTGCTGGACCCAATCAGCAATGCCTATCTTGGCAGCGTGACTTATCCACCCAGGATTGGCACCATGACCAACAACAGCAGTCGCTCCCTTGTTACCCCACTTGTCTGCCATCTTGCGGACGTAATGCTGGTGGCGGTATAGCGTCTCGCATTCTGCAGTCTTCAAGTTACAGTCATTAGAGTCGAACCACTGTTCGATTGCCGTGTTTGTGAAATGAATACCCTTGTCGTGACACAACTCCAAGAGGTCATTGGTTCCAATGTACCACGCAAGGTCCACAAAAACATCACCCTTTTTCAAATACTTGTCAACGATGCCCTTGAAGTTGCTCTTGGACATCTCCATATTTACAAAGTTAATGGTTGGGAATTTCTTCTTGAGGGCATCCAGCCTGTCTTTGTCCTTGTCCATAATCGTGATGTTCCCAGGGCGAAACTTGAAATGCTTTACATAAAGATATGGCATAGAAGAACCAACGCCACCGCACCCCACCTGGAGGATGCTCCTGTTTTCAAGATCCACAGAGAAATTGGCCTTGTTAACATTGTTCTTATTAACATTGTTCTTATTGTTCTTGTTAGTCACTTTATTCATTTATGTACGCAAATATTTTTTAATGAGTTGTCGTCATTTCTATAAGATTGTCCTCTTCAGTTTCCACAATGCGCGTGATACTTCCGGCAAAGTTGCCAGGACCCGCCTTGTACATAGCTTCAACTCCGGCTCTGTATATGTCTATCCACCGAGGGCCTTCTATCGGCACAAAGATTTTGCGCGCCTGGGTGTTAAAAAGCAGCATCGTGGCACCAAAGGGGTGGAACTCAAACATATCAACGTCCCTGTTCAGAACCTCCCACGTCACGTGGGTGTTGATAATCTTGCGCGCTTCCTCGTGACTTTGGTACGCCATATACGCCATACGAGTTATGTCGTGATTATATATAACGGGATAAAATTCAAACAAAATGACAAAAAATGACATCTGTCGGCCTTTTTAACAAAAAAATGACATCTGTCGGCCTTTTTAAACAAAAAAATGACATCTGTCGGCCTTTTTAACAAAAAAATGACATCTGTCGATTTTTTTGAATAGATACAGAATATTTCAGGCATATTGTCAGAGCTTGTAAAATATCCAAATTTATTTTATTGTTTAAGATAAATGTTTACCATTAAACATTACTCTAACTATGTTCACAACGGTACTGATGTATTTGCCAAGGAACGCCTGTTTCCTCTTGTTCCAGTTGCACACAAAGTTAAGAAGTACAAACAGTACTTCATGACCAGCGATGATGGGATTGTTTCCTTTGTAAGCTTCAAGGACATCCTCAAGTATACAAATGTTGAAAGCCCCGTTTCTGAAAGCCCTAGCGGCAAAGGTCGTGGTAAGAGGGTCTTCCACCGGTCCTCTGGCAAGACATTTGGTTCAATGAAGGCCGCATGCGATGCCCACAATATTAAGATCTCACAGCTAAAGTCTTCTCCCGACTTTGTCATTGTTTGAGACCCCAGTGAGTCATAAAATTGAAGTAGTCGCGCATCTGTGACAGAATAGTATTTGTGTAATACTCGTGCAGTTCTGTGTTTGATAATTTATGAAAATTTGGATAACTCCTAACACGATCCTTATCTACGGACCATGTTATGCGTTTTTCACTATTGTATTGAAATGTGAATATAAGTCTTTCGAAAGAATAGTCTACTTCAAAGTTTAGGTACTTGCGCCGCCCCCTGTATGGTATCTTAGGTTTCTCCTTCTCTTTCATTTTCTTACATAATCATTTAATTCAGAAATCTCCATCGGTGCTAAATATATTGTCCTTTTCTGTCAACATTTTATCAAGCTCTGTAAATCCTCCAACCAGACTCTTATCACAGAAAATCTGAGGAAATGTCTTAATAGAGTCAGTGTCTACTATGCCCTTTAGGTGATCTTTCATCTCGTCAATATTCTTGCACTTCACGATGATGAAATTCTCATTTCTATTATAAAGCAATTCTAGGGCATACTTGCAGTATCTGCATCCGTCTTTTGAGTAGACAGTATACATTGATTTATAACATTAAAAATATTTTAAGCTCTTAAAACGAGTTGTATATTGTCTCTATTCTTTGTGGTGTAAGAAGTTCTTTCAGGAATATCAAGAAAGCAGGAACGCGGGACTTCTTGCTAATTATGAAATCCCTCATCTGCAGAGAAAGTCGTATGAATAGAACAAGAGCTATGGCTATGGTCAATTGCATTCCTGCCTGTCCTTTCTTTATATATCCAGTCCCTATCGCCGCGGCTATAGACAAGAATATGATGATCTTGGTACTCATGTCAAGAGCACCAACAAGGTTTCCTGCAGCGACAATGATATTTCTATATTGTACGGCAAGGAGACCAAGCGAGATATAGGTTGTCCACTGTATTACCTTGACAATGAGACCGGAATGCTCTTTGCTCACGAGGGCAAGGATGACAAAAGCCAGGATGATGTACTGGACAACGATGTTGATTAATGAGATGGTTCTGTCTATCTGAGATGCCTGGCATTCAAATGATTCACCTTCTTTAGCAATTGTCTTTTTGATTTTTACACTCATGTTTTCCACACCCGTGTCAATATTCTTCTGGGTTTGCGGATCTAGAATCTTTTCAATACTGCAAGACATAATTTATATATATGGATATATTAAATGGAGGAGGCGTTTTGCTCAAACAGACTTGTTAGTTACGGGATACTATCGATCATAATTGGCATTTTTGTCAACACAATTGGAAAGCGCACCATGGACCATTACGATGTCACCAAAGAAGATGTGTATAAATACGTGTCGATTGCCATATTTTCAGTAGGAGTTGTTCTTGTCGCATACGGTCTGGCAAACATATTCCTGCGCAATAGCGTACCAATGTGTGCATTATCAATTTAAACGTTATTATAGTGTATACAATGAACAACTCAAATTCAAACAATTCTGCAAAGGGACAAATGGTCTTATTTTTGTTCGAACTTCAGCTAGGCACCAAGATGTTTCACTGGCAGACAACAAGTTACGCAAATCACAAGGCAACGGACAAACTTCTCGGAAAGCTGGCGGACCTCGTGGACAGTTTCCTGGAGAAGTATTTCGGGCTCTTTGGCCGCCCCGTGCTTCGTTCAGGTTCCAACATTCCAGTGGAGAACATGAACAAGGCAAAGTTCTTGAAGTTGATAAATGCAGCAGACGAATACTTCAGAGGCCCTATGGGAAAGCTCATTTCCAAGAACTCTGAGTTGATAAACATCCGCGATGAGATGCTTGCCGAACTTGACCAGACAAAGTATCTGCTCACGTTGAATTAAAGTACATGTGATTTGAAAGAAGAAAGGATAAATTTCTACCAATGTCCATCATCCTCATCCTCATCCTCATCCTCATCCTCATCCCCATCCCCATCCTCATCCTCATCCTCATCCTCATCCTCATCCTCATCCTCATCCTCATCCTCATCCTCATCCTCATCCTCATCCTCATCCTCATCCT